GAGGCTCGCCCATGTTTTCGAATTGACGTTGTTTAAGCTCGGCCATCTCTGTGCTGTCTTGCCCGATAAACAAACCGCGTGTGTCTTTAACCCGTATCGTAGCAAACGGAACCCGCTTGCTCTTTCCCTGCATCGTCCCGCCGCCAGGAACTTCTGGGTCTAGTGTACCAATATCTGCGATGAACCTAAGGCCCACATGCACACGACTATATGCACGGTCAAACGATACAGACCCGTTTGACACAGTAAGCTCTTCTACGACATCACCGTCGGCTAGCGCCACCACTTCTCTTCCTTCTATGTGCCAAAGCCCTGACACAGAGCTTACAGCCTTGCGCGCCGCCCCACCTTCTACGTAAGCGGAAAAGCTGCTTCCGTCTTCTGCCGGGTACATCTGCCCGCCCAGGGAATACGCAGTGAAGCCTGTCCCGTCTACGTCAACGTCACTTAGGTCCGTAAGCTCAAAATCATCCGAAGAAGAGTTAGCTACTTTGTACACGCCGCCGTTTAGCTCAGTCATTCCAGCAACGTTAAATACACCTATAACGTCGCCGTCACTAAACCCGTGTGAAGCAGCAGTCACAACTACAGGGCTTGCCTGTGTAGCATGCGTTATATCTACACGCCCCTCTACTTCGATAAGCTTGAACGTATTCGTATCAGCACCAGCAACGAAATACCTTCTTCCGTTTAGCTGGTCTGGCTGTGTCTCGTAATAGTACTCGTCGTAATACGGTTCCCACTCAATATTGTGCAGGTCAACTTCATCACCGTCACTAAACCCATGTGAAGCAGCAGTCACCACTACCGGGCTTGCCTGTGTAGCATCTGTTATGCTGACCGGGCTATCCAACGTGAGGCCGCAGTCTACAAAGAAACAGTCCTTTACGTCGTCGAACCGGCGCGAGGACACCCTCTCTATGTACCTAGCGGGGCTGCCGCCTACTGTGCGCTCTACCACGAAATAGTGCGCTATATCCCTGTCGTCAGAAGACGGTCGCGTAGATGCAACCCGCTTAAACTTGCCGGAAGTTCCCCACCTAGTCCATGCTATTACTTCTTGCTCAGGGTTGAACGTTAAGTGAACGCCGGACCCGTCTTCTAGGACGCCAGCAATCCTTGGCTCTGGATACTTGGCGAGCGCCCAATCGACCATCTTGTACTGCTCCATTAAGTGCGGAGCAAATATGGTGATGTTGTTTCCACGGTAGCCGTCTATCGACAGTTCGTAGCCTAGGCTACGCACCATGGAAGCATTCTCTGTTACATACAGCGTGACATCGCCTACTACTAGCGGGCGTATATGCGAACACCCCCACTGAGACTGAGGCTTCTGCCTTAGCGTCTCTGCTGAGAACGCCGCTTCCGACCCTGCGTTGACGCGCCATTCGCTGCCACTCGTCAGTATCAACAGGTCATTCCCTGGGACATAGTGACGGATAGCGTTTACTTCTAGCGAAGTCAGCGTTGCAGCTATCGCATCGTCCGCACGCCTAGGGGAGGCTTGCGACATATTGGATTGCGCAGCCGTAACTGAATAATGGTTAGTGTCTGGCGAATTGTTCGACCCGCCGAATACCCTGCGCTGCTCGTAGTAGCTAACAGCGGCGGGGTAGTTGCCCTCCCCAAAGAACGGATTTCGTGCGCGTGGCGGCGTTAAGGCCAAGTCTGGGTCTATGTTCGTGTCGTTGAAAGCCCCATCTTCTGTGTCCCCAATCCAACCGTACGTCCCATTGTCGTACTTGTATACAGAGTGCTTAGTGGCACTGTCGGCAGGTGTGAACACTATCGTGTTGTCAGGTGTATCCCCGCCGTTAGTAGTCTCTACATGCGTAGCGTTAGCTGTGCCACCCGTAACTTCAGCAGAATACGAAGACCCGTCTTCGTCCTCTAATTCAAAAGTATTTGTGTCGCTATTCGCTACGGTAAACCGTCTGCCGTTTACTTCAGTCATTTCGCTGAAGCCGTTTATTTCGACTTCATCGCCGTCATCGTAGCCATGCGAGTTGGCCGTAACAACTACGGGGTTGGCCGCCGTTGCGGACTGCACCGTAACAGCAGTTATTCGCAACCCAGGCAAACTTTCTTCTTCTGTCTCGTCGTTGATAGCAGTAACTTTGTACTTATATGTTTTGCCATTCGGCGTATTGTTAACAGTCAGGGCCACGTCAACTGGATCATCTTGGCCTGGTTGAAACGTTATCTCTTCTATCGTCCAGTCGTCATGGTCCGCCCGCGACAACTCCATAGGTGGGTATGACGGGTGTGTAAGCGTCATGACGTTAGCGGACTGCACGAACTTCATGGTGGCTAAGTCATCAACTGCATAGCTTGTAGGTAACTCGTACACGGAAGACACAGTCCCGCCGGAAGAGTACGCCGTGTACGTGGTGCTGTTCACGTCTGCACCTGTCTGCTGGCTCATAAGCTCGAAGGTATCGTTTGTCTTGTTAGCTACCGTAAACCACCTGTTATTTAACTCTGCCATCCCAGACACGCCAGCGACGTACACATCGTCGCCGTCACTAAACCCGTGGGCTACGGAAGTGACAACCGCCGGGTCTGCTTGCGTTACCCCAGTTATGTTCTTAGCCCCGTTCAAAACGTGCGCGTCGTTTCGTACAACGCGCATGTACATATCCCCAAATTCAAGGATATACGTGTCAACGGTGTTGTACTTAAACTCGATTAGCTGAGGCGGAGTTCCCGTGTGCGTGCTGCACGGGCCGACGAACTTTAACCCAGCACGATTGCTCGCGCCGCCGTAGGAGTGGATTATCACGTTGTACGCAGTGCGCAGAGCAACAGCGTAAGGTGCCGTATCTACACGACCATACAGATGTGGCCCTATCTCGCCTCGTGCGTAAGACGGCTGTATTATCCGTGCTTCAGCCATTACTGCCTAGCCCTTATCGTTAAAGCGTCTTGCTCCGGCCTGGGTATGCTCTTGATCGCGTTTGCTACGTGCGCAGCACCTACCTTAGCCTCGAAGCCATTGCGTAGTTGCTCCGCCAAGGTACGCTTGCCAGTCATCTTGTAAGCTATTCTTTCCGCGAGCGCAAAAGCGTGCGTCTCTACAGCGTGCATAGAAAACAGAACTGGGCTGTCGAGGTCGAATGTATACAGGAGGACTGCATCCTCCATATCCGTCACTATCGACATAGTGCCGTTACCCGCGTTCTCTTGTTCATACGGTATGGCGTCTGCAACGGGGCCAGCGGGGTTTTCTATTACGCGAGGCGCTATGCAATCCGCCGGTATCTGATACCTAAAATTCCACCTGTTTAGCGGCGCTGCAACCGAGTGCGCTGATAGCTCCTTGCTCTTCCGCGCGAAGTCCCAGTCAAAGGCTTCGAGCATCGCAAGCCTAGCAGGTTCGTACCAAATCTTGCATTGTTTAGCTGCGGGGGTGCTTTCGTCTATATTCTCGATTGTCGTCTTGGAACCTACAATTGACAGGGCCATGTTGCAAATCATAACTTCATCAAAACCTACAGGCATCTAACACCCCCACATGCTGGTAAAGCTGGTATCACGTGATACCGTACTAATCGAAGTCGGTAATGGCCGCTTCGATTTCGATCATAAGCGATTTGCGTGCTTTGCCTTCACCTTCGCTCTTCAGAAGGTCTTTGAGTTGGTCGTAGTCCATGTCCTGGAGACGCCCAACGATTTCCTTCACGCTGAGATCAAGAAGTCCTTCCGTGTCATCTTCGCCGTCACCGTCGTCGGACACTTCAGTGTTTTCGCCGCCATATACTTCGTGGATTTTTTCGAGGTTTTTGGCATCGCGTTCCGCAGCAGCTTTCTTTTCCGCTTCCTTGATGCGCCGGTTCACCTCGCGCTCGATACGCGCTTCTTGCTCTGAGGGAGATAGGCGGCCCTTTACGTATTCCTCAGCATCCTCGAAAGCACGGCTTTCTTCCGGGGTCTTGTAGTCCGCTCCTACCACCTTAGCCGCGCTAGGCAGCCCGTGTGCACGGATAACAAAAGCCGGAATGAGGGTTGGTACGCCATTAACGCTGCGACGGAAACGGCCACGTGGCGTTCGAAGATCGTTGCGCAGCAGCACCCGAACATTCCCCTGCTTGTCCGCATAGTCGTCAATTCGTTCCAGCACACCTTGCATTTCTGCACGTGCTCGCGCGAGTTTGTCATTCATATCGTTCATGTTGTTTTCCCTTTGTACTGCTTTAATAAAGCAGGGGGCCGCCGTAGCAGCCCCCTACGAACTTAGTTAGAAGCGTCCGCAACCGCCGTCCAATTCGGAGGATCAAGTGTGAGGAAGGCATTGATAGCCCCAGCAGTAACGGTGGTCGTCCCGATAACCGCCAAGACACCTAGGAACTGCTCGTACACAACGCCTTCCATAGGAAGCGCCACCATTGCGATGATCCCGCCAGCGTTAAGCTGCGCAGAGTTCGCATTCGCGTCGTCAGTGACGAAAGCGGCAGTAGCGAAGTGTTCGGTAGCAGAGCCATCAACAGCGATAGCCACTTGCGCGTCCGATACCAGTTTGAACTGGATCGTACCAGCGGTACCACCGGTGATGATTTCAGTGCTGGTCTGGATAACCAGATACAGCGGGCGAGAGTTGCCAACGTCACGCGCAACAGACATATCGATAACGTCCCCGATAAGGGCCGTACCTGCATCACCTGCTACGGATACCGCATCCGCGAACTCTAGGTATTCGTCCATAATCATGTCGATTTCCTTGCTTTTGTCTTGTTAATGGGGCACGCCGTCTATTTGTTAGACGACACGCGCCTCGTCCGCAGCGAGGGCATCCACACGCCGCAACGGGATTTCCTGGAACGTAGTAACTTTCTTTCCGCCAACGTCCTTCACTTCCAGGGTGCTGCCCTGTACGGAAGCCGCAGTCTGCTGACGTACGAAAGTGCGCATATCCCGGCTCATATAAAACGCTGCGTTACCAGCATTCATGTTGGGGATGCGTTCCATGGCCTGGAACATAAGCTCAGGCAGGTTTGCGCCAGACGAGAAAGCACCGGCGGTGTACACCGTAGACAAAAGCGACTTGTCAATATTGCAGATACGCACAACATAGCGCCAGTCACGTACGGTGAGGCCCGCGTCGAACCGGTAGTGAGAACGATAAGCTTCCATGCGCCCGCCATTGCCGTCGATGTTTTCGATGGTGACTTGACCCTTATCTTCCATCTGCAAACCGGCAGTAGAACCCTTCGGTACGATACCGTGGCAAGTGTTCTCGCCCCATACAACGAGCCAAATAGACCCATTGTCGGTGCCAGTGCCACTGGCGTCGATGATATTGTCGGCATTTTCAGCAGACAAGTCATTAAAGCGCGGAGCAAGGCCGGTGAAGGCTTCGGGTTCGGTACTTTCATTGCCGTAGAACAGAGTATCGGCCAATTCCTGGTGGATGCCTTCGATGTGCGGGCGGTCTTCAGACAGGCGGAATTCTGCGGTGTTGCCGTTAAGGTCCGCTAGGGCCTTATCGACTTCTGCATATGCTTCCAACATGCCGGTGGTGTCTGTGATCTGAACAACCGTCGATTTCGTCGGTTGAACGCCGCCGTACAGCTTACGCCAAGTCGGAGTGGGAATGCCGGTGCGCTGAGAAGTCTTATGACCTGTGGGGAGATTTCCTTCCACCCACGTCATGTCATCGAGAATTTCGGACACCTCGTTAAGGATTTCGACCACCGTAGCAATGCTGCCGTCCGGGTCAGTCCGGTTGGCAAGATCGAGCAAGGTGGGGCGTTTGGTATTCAAAGCAGCCATTAGCTACCTCCTACTTTTTATTACGCATTGAAGGGTAAAGCTTCTCGGCCGCAGATAGCTCTTCCCCGGCCCCAGAGCCGAATAGGACAGTATCGTCAGCCATAGCTTTGCTGATAGTGTAGAATGCCTTAACAACAGCCGGGTGATTACCCGCCCCAGTAAGGTCAAGAGCCTCTTGCAGTTCTTTGCCACCTACCGATTTAACGGCAGCAGCCGCAGCCGCAATAGCCTCTTTAGCGGTGCCATCCGATCCGCGCATGTCTTTGTCGCTCTCAGTGGTTTTCCGCCATTCCGTCTTAATTTTGTCCCACTGCTCTTGTTGGAGGGTAGCAGCTTCTTCAAGCGTTTCAGCGCCAAGATCAACGAGTTTCTGGGCTACGTCTTGCGGAAGGTTGTTAGTCTTCGCAAGCTCTTGGAAGCGCCCAAGTCTATCCTCGTTAATGGTGGTGCCTTCAGGAATGACGAAGTCTGCGTACGCCTCGGGAGCGCCTTCGGACTTTTCTTCCTCAGACGTTTCACCGTCCTCGGCTTTGTCTTCGTCTTTGGTGTCGCCTTCGCTAGCGTCCTCGCTATCTTTCGCGTCCTTAGACGAAGCATCCGTGTCGGATTTCTCCGCATCGGATTTATTATCTAAAGCAGCGTCGCTCGCCGCCTTAGAAGTTTCTTCTCCAGCGCTTTCCCCGCAATCTTTGTTCGCTTCAACTTCTTCGCTATTAGTCGCCATAATCATCCCTTTCCCGGATATTGAATTTTCTGTCGAAAGCTTCGCTTTCCTGTTGCATGACTATATACACGCCTGGGTCCACTGTCAATATTTCAGCGAGCAGCTCTAAGCCGATAGAGCGCCTGCCAAGCTCCCTATGCACTTCTGCGCTGTCCGTGCTGTAGATGTCCTGGTATATCGCAGAACGAGCTAATATCTTAAACAGTACACTGCGGCCTTCGAAGGTACCAAGCACGCTCTTAAGAGCGTCCTGCTCGATACCATCACGTAGCTTTGACTTATCTTCCTCGGAAGCAACCGCGCCCGCATCGCTGGTATCTCGTGATGCCATTATCGGTTACCCCCTGTCACGGCAGCAGCCACAGTGCCGCCATCAATATTAAGCCCACCTACATCTTTAGCCATGCTGGCAGCACTCTGTGCCATTGCCATTTGTTCCATCCTCTGCTGCTTCTGCGCCGCTACTTCACGGCGTTGCTGCACAACTTCATCCGGCACGATCATACGAGCTGGGCCACCAACGAGGTCCGCGTAGTCTTCCAGGGCGCGGTCACCGTCGATCTTGTCCGCCACATTAATACCAGCCCCTTGCAGCGCCCCAGCAAACCCAAGTGTCCTCTCGTAGCCAGAGATGGACACAGACCGTTGTGCCATCGCGAGTGACGAAATGAACTCCAGCTCAAGCTCATGGCCGCGTAACGCTTCTGGGGCTGGCGGCATCAATTCCGCAGCAAGAACCTGCTCCGCTACACGGCTTACCGCACGAGCCAGCCACTCCCCGTGCACCTGCTCCAACACAGGGCCAAGTTGCAAAAGCCTTTCCTCATTTATCTGCGAAAGCTGTAGCTCGTTCTTAGGCTGAATACCCGGCTGGTTCGTGATAGCCAGGAACATATCGACGAAGTACCCAGCGTCAATGCGACGCTCGGTAGCCTGAATGTTGTACACGAGTTCCTGAACCCGAGGGTCAACATTGTAGATAGCCTCTAGCTTCTGACCGGACCCTACCGCACTATTGATCGTAACACCGCCAGGAAGATTAGGGATAGGCTGATTACGCAGCGACGGAGGTCCCTGAAGCGGAGGAGTGCTTGCTTTCGCAATAGCCTTCTCCTTTTCTTTCTCCTGCACCTGGAGCATCTTAACGTCGCCTAGCGTCGTCATTCCAGGGCAGTTAACCGCGTAGATATCGTCCGAAGCTACCTCCCACCTCGGGACGTACGCAGGGAAGCTATTGAACCCACTTCGGCGCAAGAACAGCTTATTGTCGCTTGCGCTTTTCGTCTTCTTCTCGAACCATACAGACCGGTACGGCTTGTGCACCGCCAAGATCGAAGACGCATCTACGAACGGGTTAGGCTCGATAAATTGAACCACAGTATGCCACGAGTTGCGGCTGCCCCTGTCGTACTGCGTCCGCACTGCGTCAGACACCGCACCATACCCAAACTTAGCTATCATCTGCTGGCACGTCATTTGGAACGTACGAACGAGAGTATCGATCTCCTGCCGGTGGTTTTGGGATATCATGTAGCTCCCGGCAGTTAGCGTGTAGAACCTGGCCACGTCTTCGTAATCGTCAACATGGATCATCGCCCCTGTGCCGAACAGCAGCAGCTCGCGCAGCAGCATAGGAGCCATATTGTAAAAATTGCTCTTAGCGAACACCATAAGTATGAGGCGCTGGAAATCCTCCAGCCACACCTTAACTTCTTCCCTTTGCCGGAGCTGGTAGTCGAGAGTAGACCATTTAAACCAAGCCCTAGAGGGAGACGCTACGCCCGCGAACATTCCCGCAGTAGCGGCCCGTAGCGCCATAGTACCTTTGTTATTGATGATGTTCTTGTGCCGCTTGTCGCCCTTGTTGTTATCTTCAACAAAGAACCTACCGCGCCTTGGGGACACATGCTCGGACAAGTCCTTGTAGTGGTCCCTGAAAGACGAGTATTCCCTCTCCATCTCGCTAATACGTCGTTCAAGGTACTGACGGTCCTTAGCGAGGTCTGTCTCAAGCATCTGCTCGGGCTTAATATCGGGCATTACATCGGCCTCTCAAATTGGTATCGCGTGATACCTAAGCCCCGAGAAGGGTCTTAGCGGGTTGATTGCTGGGGGTGTCGGTAAGCTGCCCGCCTAGCAACGTGCCTTCGCGCCCAGAAGCCAATGCTGCGACCTGGCGAGATTTGGCCTTAGACTTCCGCACTTCTTTGTCAGCTGGCGTAGGTTCCGGAGGCGGTGGTGTCGGGGCGGGCGGCTGCGGGATAGGGGCTGGTGCTGAACTTCCAATGCACATATTGCTGTTCCTTTAATGTAGCGCTGAGAATGGGTCGTACTCATGGTCCGACATAGTTAAGCGGCACTGCTCCCCTGCTGGCATAGCCATTTTTGACACATCTTGCGCAAAATTCAGCGCAAGAGCGTCCGCTATATCTGGGGAAGCTAGTCCTCTATCCTTCATGTCTTTCTTCGTCTCTAGGTGAATTTTATTCCCGGAGAGTGTATAGCCAAACTCACGTTGTGTCAACTCAGCAAACAATTGTTGCGCAGTGTCATACCCTCTAGCATCTACCGCGTCCATTAGCCCGCTAATGCGTACTTCCCTTACAATTTCAGGCGTCATCGGGAGGATCAGGTCAGTCTTTATGGCGTCCTTGCACCTTCCCCACATTTCGTCAGACCTGAACCTGTATAAGTCCGGCTGAAACACAGGAGAGTTGCCAAAGTTCACCCT